TTTGATTGGCGTAAAGTTGAATGGGTTATACATTGTAGGTGTTAATTGTAGAGGTACATACGGTGCGTAGATGTAACCTGTGTCTAACAATGATGTTCCTTTGTGTCCTAGTAACACTTGGTTAGCTGGGAAGTAAGGATCACGGTAAACTTGGTAACGTCCTGCTAAAGTACCAACTCTTTCGATACCCATGTTATATTGATCTTGCTCTGGTGAAGCGTTTGATACGTGGAAGTACTCAAGATCATCAAAAATAGCTGAAACTTCAGAAGAAACAACGATCCAGTTAGCTCCACCTCTCAAAGTAGATTTGTGGATTTGTGCTGACAACTGGTTGATTGCTGTAATCAAAGTTTGGTTCCAGTCTTTTTGAGTGTAAGAAGTTGTTAAAGACAATCTTCTCCATCCGTTGTAGTCCCAACGTAAATTCCAAGCCGCTCCTTTTCTCAAGTCACGTAGAATTTCACGGTCGATTTCAGCCGCAACTTGTTCTGATAACAACGCTGTTAATTCAGCTTCAGCATCGATGTTGTGGAATGCCGCAACGTCTTGAGCAAGTTCTGGAGACCATTGTGCTCTTAATTTTCTTTCACTTACAGAAACAGTTACTGATTCTAAATCGAAAGAAACCTCACCGATTTTTTCTTCAAATTCTAATTCTTCATATCTTCTCCATACAGCGTAGAATGATTCATCATAAGTAAATGCACTGATTGTACTTCCTGTATAACCATCTAAAGTGTCAGAACCACATGTAGCACATGCTGGACATGATAAATCTACTTCAAGAATAATACATCCTTCAGGGTTACAGATATCATAGAATGAACCTCCGTTACCGTCAGTTGGGAATGTAGTTGAAGTTTGGTTACCATATTGTACAATTCCTTTACCATATTTTTGAGTAACAACTCTAAATAATAGTGGAGTCGCTGTTGGACAAACATTTGCCGCTCCATACTGTAAACCAGCAGTTGAAAGGATTTTCAAGTCAGATAAGAATGTTTCACTATCGATTTCATTTCCATCAGGACCAATTAATTTACCAGCTCCTGGAATAGAAGACCATCCACATAGTTTTAATAAAATCTTTCTTGTGTTACCAACATATGTAGGGTCATTATCAATAGCGTTTACTAAATCACCATTGGACCATTTAACAACATTTGCAAATGAAGTAACTGCTGACCAACGACCTTTAGAGTAATCAAATAAACCTCCTGGATCTAATCCTGGTTCAGCACCTTCATAAAATAAATCATAAAGATTTTTTGCATATGGTGCGTTAGCGTTAGGTGCTGTATCAGCGTTTGGATAACCTTGTCCTGGTACGTTATAACCTCCATTCACCGCTTCTGGTGAACCAATTGGTGGGTAATGTGTGTTACCAGCTTCATTTGGGTTGTATCCTTGGATACGAGGTACAAAGTAGAACAATTTACCAATAGGTAAGTTCATTGCTTGTACAGATACGATATCGTTAGCCAACAATTTAGAGAAAACTCTTCTTACGATTGGGAAAACAACTGTTTCGAACGCTCCGTTAGAACCTTCAGAAGTTGCTTCGTTAATCAAGAAAGAAGCTTGGTTTTCATACAACTGTGCTACGTTTTCTTTTAGGTGGCCTTTAAGACCTTCAAGGAACCCTAATTTGTCCCATTTGTTAATAGTATCTTCTTTGATAACTTTAAGGTGCTTAAGACCGATGTTACCAACAAGACCTGATTCTAATAATGCTCCCATTTTTTTATTTTTTTTAGCTTTATTTTTTATGTATATAATAAATATACGGTTTTTTATAAAAATTTATTTTTTATAGTTTTTTCATCAAATCCTTCATTCTTAAAAACTGCGGATTCTCGTAAGTTTTAGATTCAATCAAGTTTGCTGCAGATCCTGTACTAGGAGTTTTTTCTACAGTTCTTTGAACTGATTCTTTAATAGTTTGTTGAGATTCCTGTCCTGAACCAAGTTCAGATTTGATGACTTTGTAAAGATTTTTTGATTCTTTGATAGTTTCGATATTATCAAATCTACGAAGAATGTTAATCTTTTCTTGTTTAGTTGTTGAGTGTTCAGTAAACAATCTGGTCACATACGCCAAATTAGAATTGAAAACAGCAACTTGATTAAGTTTATTTCTGAACAAATTAAGAGCCTTTCTGTATTCTTCATTTTTTTCTCTCATTAATTGAAGTTCTTCATTAATTGCGGTATTAGATTTAGAATGAGCTCTTGGTTTTGCTAAACCACCCTTTCTGAAATTAGAACCGTTACCTAATGTTCTTGATGCTTCTTTTGTTTCTTTACGTTTCATTTTTGGTTTTTCTGAATAACCATCCATGTTAACGTCTTCATCATACTCAAATTTAGCTTTACCGGTACCTTTGGCTTTTACATCATCTTTACTGAATGCCGGTGGTTGTTTTTTTTGTTGGGTAATCAGCTGTTTTACCATATTTGAATTTTGGACCACTACCAATACCAACACCTTTAACTCCACTCTTTCCTTTCTTTGATTCCATTATGCTTGTATCAACATCATAATCTTCATCAAACTCTGAAAAATCTAAATCGTAATCTTCATCAAACTCTCCAATTGCCATAATATCACTATCATCTTCCGGCATATTTAAACCATAATCATCAACACCATGGCCTTCACCTTCATCATCAAGTTCTAATTCGTACATTGTTTGAGTTTCTTCCATTGGTTTTTTTGACATATACTCATCCATCATTTCTTCTAGTTGAGAATAATCAAAATCATCACCGAAATAATCTTCTTCATCATCACCAGTAAATTCATTTTCAGGGTCAGATAAAAAAGCATCAAGATCAAATTCAGATTCAGATTCATTCAAGGAAATCATATATTCTTTTCCTGTGTTTTTATCTGACAAATTTATCATTTCGTTGTCTTTTGTTACGATGATTCCGTCGTTATCATCCATAGACATCCAAACCTTCATAACATTTTCAATGTTTTTTTCGCCTCGTAAATCTATAGGACTAACTTCATCATCTTCCGGGTTTACTGGTGGTTCTTCAATAAAATCATCTTCTTCAAAATCTACGTTATCTACGTCATCTTCTTCTGAACCATCTACGTCATCCGGCATATTATCAGTATCATCCGATGCGTCAATATCATCGTCTTCAACATCTTCTTCATCAACCTCTTTTTTAAGAGATTCTTTTACTAATGAACTGATTTCTTCCTTCATGGTTGAAGATAGTATTCCTTGTGCATTTTTTTTGAGAGACTCTTCAAGATTCTTTACTTGAAAAAGTGCGTCTTCAATTTCATTAATGTTTC